AAAAGAATCCTAATATGTTAATCCCATATTATTTAATGTTCTCATATCTTTATTATGAGAAAGATATTAATTTAATTACTGATAGTGAATTTGATGCATTGTGTAAAACTCTTTTAGATAAGTATGATGGGTTAACACATATGCATAAACATCTAGTTACAAAAACTGCATTGTCTGCTGGAACTGGATATGATATTAAATATACCAATATGATAAAAGACAGTGCAATGAAATTAAATGAAGTTTGGACTTGACATTATATTAATGTTGTGGTATAAATAAAGAATAGAGTTCTTTTGAGGTTTGCCCCCAGTTTTCAACTCTCTAAAATTTAAAACTGAAATTGCGAGACTAATTTTCCTAGTGGGGTTTAACAGTCTTAAAACTTTAAAACTCCACCACGCATATCTCAACTTAGGTGCGTACCTATCGCTGAAATACTAGTAGGGGATTAGACAAGAGTGACACAAGTAAAGGAGAACAATTCGCTGGGAAACTTACTACGGTTTGGTTGACTTTGGATTGGGAAGAGAGGGAACTTAGGTTCTCTCTTTTTTTATTTGTCGCACTAAATAATCACATGGAAAACTTTCAAGGTCAAGATGGATTTGTATGGTTCACTGGAGTTGTTGAGGATAGAAATGACCCAACAAAACTAGGTCGTGTTCGTGTTCGTTGCGTAGGATATCATACAGACAACAAAACAAAAATACCCACTGAGGATTTGCCTTGGGCATGGGTACTTCAAACAATTCACACACCATCAATGAATGGTATGGGTCATACGCCTGGCTTCCTCGTAGAAGGAACATGGGTTGTTGGTTTCTTTCGTGATGCAGAAACATTACAAGAACCTATCATCATGGGTTCTTTGCCTGGAGTTCCAGAAAAACTTGGTGACCCAAATGTAGGATTTAATGACCCTAACCGTAGAGAAACTAATCCAGACCTAGAAGGATATAATACTTCTGTATACCCACGAACTACTGGAGAACCAGATACAAATCGTCTTGCACGAAACTTTGAAGTACAAGATACTATTATTGGTGATAAGAAAGCAAAAGTTGTTGAAGGTATTCGTAGTGCAGATGGTACAACTTATGATGAACCAGCAACAACATACAATGCAGTATACCCAAAGAACCATGTATTTGAATCTGAGTCTGGTCACATTGTAGAATATGATGATAGTTCTGGTGTAGAAAGACTTGGACAGTATGCAAACTCTGGAACTTTTTATGAAGTTGATGCTGTAGGTAATCGTGTAGATAAAGTTGTATCAAATGATTATCATCTTGTCAAGGGAAATAACAATGAACACATTCAAGGGGATATGCATTTAACTGTTGAAGGAACTTTGAATATAAAATGTAAAGCTTTTAATATTGAAGTTACAGACGATTATACTGAAGATGTTGGTGGAAACCAAACGAATAAAATTGAAGGAAGTAGAACTACTGATATTAATGGTGCAGTATTTAATGTATACAATAATACATTTGATGAAAGTATTCACGGCAATATAGATTTAAGATATGGTGTAGAAGATGGTACGTTTTCAGAACATATCAAATCAGACATTACACGAAACTATAGTGCAAAAGTACAAGAGTTTCTAAAAGAAACATACGAACAAAATATCACAGAGTCATCTACTATTCGTATTGGTACAACTCTTGATATGGATATTACTGGTAATGTAACTTTAGATGGTGCAACCGTAAAAATTAATCAACCTAGTGGAACACAAAACGCAGCTCGTAAGGGTGATACTGCTGATACTGGTGATGACCCAGCTGGTATATCTGGTTCAGATGGTTCTAATATTATTGAGGTTGGTTCTGGAACTGTCTTTATCGGTGATAGTGGTTCTTCAACAGAACCTACAGAAGTTACGGAAACGGATTTAACAGAGATACAACTACCAGAGATATTAACATCTGAACCAAAGTCTTCGACAGTTGGTGGTGCTGGTGATGATGAACCAGAAGAGGTTGATGAAACAACTGGTGCAACAACAAGTCTTCTTCCCCCAGCAGGAAGAAGTGGTGGTGCAGTATCCTCTGGTGGTTCTGGTGCAGAAAGTGGTGCAATATCAGAAAATGCAATTACAGTGCCAGGCGATTGTACAAGAGCAGATTTAGGTTCACAGTCAGAACGATATGAGTCAAATGGTAACCCAGGCGCAATCAATACTAAGTCTGCATCAAAAGATAGGGGTGGTTGGTCATATGGTTCTTATCAGATTGCAACAAAGGTTGGAACATTTAAGAGTTGGATGACTTTCCTTGCGAAAGAAGAAAATGGTTATACAGAGTTTTATAATAGTTTAAATAATGTTGGTGGTAACTCAGCTGCTACTAGAGGAGATATTGCGTTTAGAAATAAATGGAAAGAACTTGCAAAGAACGAAAATACTGCAACAAAGTTTAAACAAGCACAACATGACTTTATTCAAAGAACACACCATGACCCAGCGGTTCGTTCAATAACAAAAGATACTGGAATTAATGTTTGTGATGGTTCACATAGTAATGGATTACAAGATACTGTCTGGAGTACAGCAGTTCAGTTTGGGCCAGGCGGTGCAAGGAAGATATTCAAAGAAGCACATACAAGTCTGAAACAAAAGAACGCAAAGAAAAATCCACCAGTGACAGTAATTACAGATGCAGATTTAATTAATGAAATACATGATATTAAGATTAATACAGTTCCTACTAGATTTAAAAGTAGTCCAGCACTACATGGTGGTTTAACTAAAAGATTTAAATCAGAAAGAGGTGTCGCACTTGCAAATGCATCTACTGGAACTACAAGTACTCTATCTCCTAGTACGATTGTATAAATAAACAGAGAGGCATACAATGGAAGTAATTTGGACTTTATTATTAACAGCGTGTTTTTCTGATACGGACTGTAAATATCAGAATGTACATTTCTTTGATAATAAAGAAGAGTGCGTTGTTCTGAAAACAGAATTAGAAGTTATGAGGGATGGTCACTGGGAAACAATAAACTATCAGTGTAAACCTTATGGGAGTTTAGAAGCATAATGGCAGTTCAACCAGCATATAGAGATGCAGAAAGAACAAACGATTCACCTCGTTCTGCAAGAATATACAAAGACTTAAATCTTAACTTTGGTAGGCATCCAGTTACTAAACAGATTAATGTTTTAACTGATGCATCTGCTGTAAAGAGAAGTGTTCGTAATCTTGTACAGATTGGTCAATATGAAAAACCTTTTCACCCAGAGATTGCCTCTGGTGTTCGTGATATGTTATTTGAAAATATGACTCCGTTTACTGCACAAACACTACAACAAAAAATAACAGATGTAATTACAAACTTTGAACCAAGAGCATTACTTACTTCGGTTGAAGTTATACCAAGGTTTGATAATAATCAATATGAAGTTATTGTTGAGTTCTATATTCAGAACGCACCAACTGAACTTGTTGATTTATCATTTACATTAGAGAGATTACGATAATGGCAACCACAGAAAAAAGATTAGACGTAACAGATTTAGATTTTGATGATATCAAATCTAATTTAAAAACCTTTATGAGAAATCAATCAGACTTTACTGATTATGATTTTGAAGGTTCTGGTATGAGTGCATTGTTAGATGTTCTTTCTTATAATACACATTACCTTGCAATGAATATGAATATGGTTGCAAACGAATCTTTTCTTGATACTGCATCTGTTCGTTCTTCGGTTGTGTCTCATGCAAAGACATTGGGGTACATACCAAACTCTGCAAGAGCTCCTATTGCAAATGTAAATGTAACTTTAAATAATATTGGTGCATTAACTTCTGCAACTATTCCAGTAGGTACAGTTTTTACTACAGTAATTGATAGTGTGAACTATCAGTTCGTTACTGTTGCAGAACATAACACACAAGTTACAAATGGTATTTTGTCTTTTTCTAATATTCCAATCTATGAAGGAACATATGTAACAAATCGTTATACCGTAGATACAAAAAATGTAGACCAAAAGTTTTATGTAAATGATGAAAATGGAGATACAACAACTTTACTTGTAGATATTTTTGATAATGCAAGTTCAACTTCTTCTACTACATTTACTCTTGCAACTGATAGTACACAAACATCTTCAACATCAAATGTTTATTTTATACAAGAAAGTGTAGACGGTAAGTTTGAAATTTATTTTGGTGATGGTATTATTGGTAAAGCATTATCAGATGGAAACATTGTTCGTATAAGGTATGTTGTAACAAACAAAACAAAAGCGAATGGTGCATCAAACTTTACAACTTCTGCAACTATATCTACTATTACTAATATTACAACTACAACAGTTGGTAATGCAACTGGTGGTGCAGAAAAAGAAAGTATTCAATCTATTAAGTTTAATGCACCTCTTGATTATGCAGCTCAAGGTCGTGCAGTGACAGTCAATGATTTTAAAGCGATTGTTCCTAAAGTATATGCAAATGCAAAATCAGTTCAAGTTTATGGTGGAGAAGATAATGATGTTCCTACATATGGAAAAGTTTATATATCTATTGTTCCAACTACTGGTTCAATTACGTCTTCTGCAAAATTAGATATTGTTAAAAACTTAAAAAACAATTATACAGTCGCCTCCGTTACACCAGAGATTGTTGACCCAGAATATACTAAACTTAGATTGAATGTAAACTTTGCATACAATTCTAAAAATACAATTAAAGCACAAGAAACATTAGTATCAAATGTTACCACAACAATTACTAATTACAATACAAATAATCTTACAAAATTTGACAGTGCATTTAGGTATTCACCATTTACAACTTTAATAGATGGGGTTGATGATTCAATTACATCCAATATTACAACTATAAATTTAAGTAAAGACTTTACACCAACACTAAACACTGCAACAAAATATACAATTCCATTTAGTAACCCATTATATAATCCACACTCTGGACATAATATGGACTCTGGTGGTATTTTATCCTCCTCTGGTTTTACTATTTCTGATAATGAAAATGAAATGTTTTTGAATGATGATGGTCAAGGTAATGTCAGAATGTATTATGTCGTTGATGGTACAACTAAAACATATCAGAATTTAACTGCTGGTACTATTGATTATGTAAGTGGTCAAGTTGTTTTAACATCATTTAATATAATTGCAGTTTCAAATATTGATGGTGCGGCTTCTACCAAAATTAGATTGATTGTTAAACCAGAATCAAATGATATTATTGCAGTAAGAAATCAAGTTCTAGAAATTGATACTGCAAACTTAATTGTTACTGCAAACGTAGATACAATTGCAACTGGTTCTGCATCTGCTGGTGTAGGTGTTGCGACAACAAGTACATATAGTGGTTCAAGTTCTAGCGCATCTTCTTCTTCAACAAGTACAACATCAAGTTCCAGCTCTTCAAGTTCAAGTTCATCTGGTAGTTCTAGTGGATACTAGTTATGGCGAATAATGATAATACTGTAAAAAATAAAGTATCAACTCATATACAAAATCAACTGCCTGAATTTATTCAGTCAGACCATCCAGTATTTTCACAATTCGTAAAATTATATTATCAGTTTCTAGAAAGTTCAGAAGTTACTTTTAGTGAAGTTAATAATTATATAAGAGAAGAAACTGAATCTGTAAACTTTGTACTAGATGAAAATGGTGACCAGATTGTTTTAGAAGACTCTGATGTTAAGTTTGATATTGGAGAAACAATCACTGGACAAACATCTGGTGCAACTGCAAAAGTTTTAGTTGATGATGTAGATGATAACAAAAGATTATTTGTAACCTCTCAAACTCGTTTTATAATTGGTGAAATGTTAAGTGGTGCAACTTCAAATGCATCTGGAACTTTAGAAACATATAGACCAAATCCAGTTTCTAGTATTCAACAACTTCTTAATTATTCAAATGTTGATGCAACTCTTTATTCTTTCTTAGATAAGTTTAGAGATTCTTTTCTTGAAGGTATTGTAGACAATGTTAATACTGGTGTAGATAAAAGAAAACTTGTTAAAAATATTCGTGACCTTTACCTTGCAAAAGGTACAAAGAAAGGTCATGAGTTATTCTTTAGATTACTTCTAAATGAAACTCCTCAAGTACAATTCCCCACAGATAATATGTTGCGTGTCTCTGATGGTATTTGGAGTGTTAGAGATATTATGAGAGTTCTTCCAGTGAATGGAAGTGCAACTGAATTAATTGGACAAACTATAACTGGACAAACTTCTTTCGCAACTGCGATTGTAACTGCATCTGTTTCTTTCAGAGAAGCTACAAAAGATGTGGTTGAATTGGAATTAGACAAAGCAACTATTAACGGAACATTTTTAGAAAATGAAATTGTTTTTGGAACATCCACAGTATCAGACCAACTTGTTTCTTTTCAACCATATAGTATTATTGCTGGTTCAACTGTTACAAATGGTGGTTCGTATTATACTGCTGGCCAGATAGTTAACATTGCATCTGGTGGTAGTAACAGTGCGACTGCAAAAGTTCAAAATGTAACTAGAGGTGTTGTTGATGAAATTATTATTGATGATGCTGGTCAAAACTATAAGGTAGGTGAAAACTTAGTTTTAAATAATACTGGAACTGATGGTGTCGGTGCAGCTGCAGCCATTTCAGTTGTTGGTGGTGGTATCGCACCAGAGAGTGGAAGTTTAACTGCATATGGAATGAGTGCAACTGACCATATCACAATTGAAGAAACAAGTCAACCTTTTTATAATGATAGTTATGAAGGAACAAAGATTGTTCTGGAAACAGGCACCTTTGCAAATCTTGGTGTTGCAACTCAAGCTGGTGAAATTACTGATGTTAGAATGATTGGTCGTGGTGCTGGTTATTCTAAACTTCCCATTGTTTCTAGTATTACGACTGCAAATGGTAGTGGTGCAAAACTTGTAGCTGCATCTAATTCTGGTATTGGTGCAATTGCATCTTTTGAATTTACTAACCAAGGGTTGTTGTATTCTTCTGCACCAGCGATTACTCCATTTCGTCACGCAATTCTAAAAGATATAACTGGTAACTTTTTAGCAAGAGATACATTAACTTCTCACTCTGGAACTGTCACTGCGTTTGATACTGACAGACAATTAATTTCTCTTAATACTACTGCAAACCTTTCGGTAGGAAATAGTATTACAACCTCTGGTGCATCTGGAACGATTGCGAATATTGATATTGCAATTGGTACTGCACAAGTTGGAACGATTGCAAATACTGCTGGTAACTTTTTAAATTCAGAAGGACAAGTATCTGAAGTTAATGTTAGAGTTCAAGATAGCTATTATTATCAAGATTATTCATATGTTATTAAAGTTGGACAATCAATTAACGAATGGAGAGATGCAATCAAGTCAACTGTTCATCCAGCTGGTTGGGCAGTTTTTGGTGAGGTTGAAGTGGTTGGTCGTGCAAACGCACAAGTAAGTATACAAACAGTAGATTCATATTCACCAGAACTTGCATCTACATTGAGAACAATCTTTACTACAGTGTTTGGTCGTAGACTTGGTACAGTAGATGATGGAACGTCAATTAAAGCAACTGCAAAAGTTGGTTCAGATGATTTAACAAGTTTTCCAAATACAAATAGAGATACAACTCTAACAAGAATTAATAATGTTATTGTTGGTGTTGTGAGAACACCTTCTGCACAAGGCCCAACTCTAGACCTTCTTCCAAGATATGCATTTGGTATCGGCCCAAACACCACAGAGGCAATACCAAACTATCCAAGTCTTACAAGGACAACAAATTTAGACGGAACGAATGACCAATCATTTACAATAGGTCAGTTTGCAAATATTCGCATTGACCAAGTAGATGACGGAACTGGCAAAATACCATTAGCTGCATTTAATACAAGAATTAATGTTCCACCCCCAGGCGAGATTACAATTTCTGGTGGTGCAAGAACAAACGCATTTGATAATACGTTTATAACATTTGATAATAGTACAGAAACATTTGATGAAACTGTTCTTACAACATTAATGAGTGATAGTGGAATTAAGTTTGACAGTTCTACTGTTAAGTTTGATGGTTCTGGTGGGGATGTAGTTCCAAGGGATACTGTTGGACAATACAATATAGATTTCAGTGATACAAATACTACGTTTGATAGTGGTATAAATAAGTTTGATGCACAAACTTCAATAAACTTTGGGTCGAATATACCTAGATTTGATGATGCATTTGTGACTTTTGATAAAAATAACTTAAAGTTTGATAATACATCAATACCAGAAAGGTTCTCATCAAACGCATTTAAGTTTGATAATAGTACAAAAACTTTTGACGTAGGGGATTTACCCACATAAATAAATAGATAAATGAAAAATATTAAATTAGGAGACAACTAAAATGGCATATCAAGCATTAGGTCTTGGTTCTTCCGCTAATGACGGTACTGGTGATGACCTTAGAACTGGTGGAGACAAGATTAACGACAACTTCGTAGAAATCTACACCAAACTAGGTAACGGTTCTGCGTTATCAAGTCTAACTTTTCCAACTAGTACTGATACAATTGTAGGACGAGCTACGACTGATACTCTAACTAACAAAACTTTAACTACACCAACTATCGCATCCATTACAAATGGTGGAACTGTAACAATCCCATCTGGTGCTGATACACTTGTTGCAAGAACATCTACGGATACTCTTACAAATAAAACTTTAACTTCACCAGTTTTAACTTCACCTAAGTTTGCAGACGCTGGTTTTATTGCAGATGCAAACGGTGCTGAACAAATCATTTTTCAAACAACTGCAAGTGCAGTAAACGAAATTGAAGTTACAAATGCCGCTACTGGTGGTGCAGCTTCAGCTGGTACATCTACTGCTCCGATTATTGGTGCATCTGGTGAAACCAATGTTGACCTTGCATTACTTCCAAAAGGAACTGGTCATGTTGCAATTCGTTCAACTGGTGGTTCAAACAATCAAGGTGCAATTAGACTGAACTGTGAGAACAATACTCATGGTCAAACTCTAATGTCACAACCTCACGGTTCTAGTGATAGTGGTTTCTTCCAATTACCAAAAGATGGTGGTTCTGCAAGAGCAACTCCAAACACATTGTTGAGTGGAGATAAAACTGTTGCAACTGTTCAAGCACTTTCTGGTGCTGGTGCAATATCACTTAATACATTACATACAGCATTAACAACAACTGGTGCTCAAGCACAAACACTTGCG